TGAGCAACACAACAGCAACTACACCTAACAGCGGAGCGGTGATGAACCTCTCCCACAACGAAACCAATCTTACGAAGGTTAGCGAGATCGTTATCCCCGATCTTTTCAACCGCCGTTTGAAAACTGGAAATGAGATGTTGGATAAAATCTTCGGGGGCGAAGGTTTGTTACCATCTACAGTTTTTACACTCGCGGCTGGTGCTGGTCTTGGTAAGACAACCTTCCTCCTTCAAATGCTTAATTGCATGACCAAGGTAGGAATCAAAACTGCTTATATCTCTGGCGAAGAAAGCCGTGAGATGTTGGCATATACTTGTCGTCGTCTTGGTTTGAAAGATGTGAACATTGCAATTCAAACTGATGTAGACAAGGTAATTGAAATGATGAGCCAAGTGGATGTGATGGTGGTGGACAGCTTTCAATGTCTCACCACGGCAAAGAAGATGAATGCTAGGGAGAAGGAAAGCTATTGTCTCCATGAAATGATTAAGTCTAGCAAAAAGACAGAGTGTGTTCTTGGATTGATTCTTCACGTCACAAAGAGCAACAACTATCGGGGTTCTACACTCATTCCTCACGCCGTGGACGCAAACTTTATGATGCGTTCCAGCGTGACCGATGAAGATGTGCGTGTGATTTACAGCACAAAGAACCGCTATGGCAGACTCTACAATGTTGAGCTTCGTCTAGGACACAACGGATTCGATTTGGATAACGCAATTCGGGTGAATGATGGAACTGCCCCTGCCCAAATTGACCCTCGCAAAGTGCGTTGGCAAGAGGATTTGAAAAAGGTTCTCTCGCTTGCCGAGCCATTGACCCAAACCGATGTAACCAACGCTGTAGATGGAAATGTTCAGCGGGGTTATCTCATCATCCGACAACTCATTCGGGAGGGCAAGGTGATGAAGGAAGGTCGTGGAGAGGAAGCAGTCTACAAACTTACCGATGCTGGCAAAGCCAGTCTCGCCCAAGCCAACGAGGAAGGTGCGGGTGAGGGTGAGGAAGGTGGAGATGATGTTGGTGAAGCAGGTGGTGCTCAAATGGAGGGTGGGGTTTAATCCCCCACCTTCCATATAGGAGGACAAGTGAAAGAAGATATAAAATATAAAAAGTTATTAAACGAAGGTGTGGACACGCTTGCAGAGTTGATGAGCCAAGCTGACGAGGATACTCCACATGAATATCGCACCCGACACTTTGATGAAAGCATGATGGCTGCTCATGACTTCATTAAAAAATATCGGGAGCAAACCAAATGATGGTGGTTAATTATGTTGCAAGAATGTGGTTTGAAATGGAGACACCTATCGGAACTTTTGATAATATACCGGTAGACGAACTGCTAAACATGGCACAGAAAAGGATTGACTATTTGCGAAATCATCCTCAAGATGCAAATGAAGCATTCGATTATGAGGATAGCTATACAACAGAAAAGGAGATTGCATGAAAAGAGCAACTGAAGTATTGGAACAAATACTAAAAGACTATCAAGAACTGGTCATGCATGGTAACGATGATCTGTGGCAAGAAAAACTGATGGTAAATATGTTGGAAGCCGAACAAGCATTGTTGAATGAAAAGATGCGGGGCAGATACATGGCTGAACAATATGAGTTTGATTTTAAAAACTAATTGACAATCAACCCAGAAAGGTATATAAGGTTAAGAATATGGTAGACCGAGTAAACATGAAGGTAAGTGAAAGGGAAAGACAAAGCAACGATTCGTTTGCTCGTTGTCTTAAAAAGTTTAGTGGTAAAGTGCAGGAAGAATGTGTGATTGAAGAAGCCCGAATGCGATCAAAGAAGATGAAGCCCAAGGCACTTGCTCAAGCCAAACAACAATTAAAGATGAAGATGTGGGGCAGTTATGTATGGAAGCCCCCATTCAAACACCAGACTCGAATAGAAAAGACGGCGTAGAGCTTTGCCTCCGTCGTCTAACTGGTTAAGACCCACGACTTATACTCGTGAAGCTCTAGATGTGAGCGTAATATTGGTTCGAATCCAATCGGAGGTATTTGGGCAAATAGCTCAACGGTTAGAGCAGGGCACTCATAATGCCTTGGTTGGGGGTTCGAATCCCTCTTTGCCCACAATCATTTATTTTTAAAAAAATAGAATATATAATAATCATGGGCAGATACCGAAGTGGACAAACGGGGGAGACTGTAAATCTCCTGGCTCACGCCTTCAGTGGTTCGAATCCACTTCTGCCCAATGCCGGATTAGCACAGCGGTAGTTGCAGCGGTTTTGTAAACCGCAGGTCGTCGGTTCAAATCCGACATCCGGCTCATGGCGAGTTCGTCTAGGGGTCCAGGACACAGGACTTTCATTCCTGTTACATGGGTTCGAATCCCATACTCGCTATTTTATTATTGACAATAAAATCAGGTAGTATACAAACCGTATAGTTCTTCGATATCGGAGAAGGTTGACCGAAAGGTTGCAGTTCTGGAAAGTTTCCAATGGAGACATTGGTTATGTATAACGGAACGCCAACACTTCTCTTGGCGAGTCTGACTAACTCCCATAATAGGATGAACCTGCCAACGCCCAGAGTCAGAGGCGAAAGAGGAGCAGGATATTCCTTTACGAAATCATGAGCGTAGAGGGTCGAAGAACTATTTTTAATATTGACATTTGTGAAATAATTGACCAAGCTAGCAACATGAACAACAGATTAAGCAAAAAACTAGAGAAGGAAATATTATCAGATGTGGATAGCGAAACCATGCAAGCCATTGAGATATTCTTGGTGGAAGCCACATGCCGATACAAACTGATGGTGATGGAAGAAAAGACCAAGCAGGTTCAATCGGACTGGAATCCAGAATGGGGAAACAAGCCAGATGCTTGATGTTACAGCCATGAAAGAACGAGCCACTCATCGGGTGTGGCAGGTTCTGGAAGAGCTGAACGAGGAGTATGGTGCCGAGTTCGATTTTCCCAAATTGGAATGGGTAATCATTGGCAGCACTGCAGGTCGTGCATGGCTACAGCAATGGCGTATCCAACTGAATGAACAGCTATGCAAAGAGAATATAGAGGATTTCATGAATGATACCATTCCTCATGAAGTGGCACATCTTGTTGCTTATAAGGTTTTCGGAGACGATGGCCATGGAGACGGATGGAAGAGTGTAATGCGGGCACTGGGATTGAATCCAAGCAGATGTCATGACTATGATACTAGCAAGGTTGACGGCAAACGAAGCCGAAACAGCATGTTTCGATAAAAAAATATAAAAAATAATTAAAATAATTGATTTTTCCATAACCCGTGAGATACATATGGTTGTGGACAAAACAAATTCCAAACACAAGGTGGTGAGAGAAGACCACACACCAAGTGAAGAGGAATTGTTGTTGATGGAAAATGCAGGGGATGTGGGGTTCAATTGGATGGAAGCCCTTAAAGATTTATTCAAATAAAAAAGATTATATATTTTATTTTGGCAAGAATTGTTGTTTTGGACTGACAAGCGGTAAATACTTTCATGATTAATGAACTACTCAAATGGTTACTTCCTTTACCCTTCGCAATGCTTCTATCCAGCTGTGCCACCAATAACGGCGGAGGTGGATCCGGATCAACTGGCGGAACCACAGTCCAACAAAAGATCGAGCAGGCACTTCCATATGTGAAACCTGCAGTTAATCTTGCCTGCACAGCAGTACTTGAAGGAGCTGTCAGCCCCGAAGATCGCATTACCAAAGCCAAGATGATTCATGATGTTGCTAATGTGGTTCGTAGTTTGAGCAGTGGATCTGTACCATCTGCAGACGACCTGGATGAAGCAGTGGCTAATTTTCTCCCGGAGAAAACACATTGGACAAACTTCGCTGCCAGTCTTAGCGACGTGTATCGCAATCTTTACGGGCAAATTGGAAATGATCCAGCACTGGCCCTCAAAGTTCTTAACGCGATTGCAGATGGCTGCGTGAGCGCCACCTCCAGTTACGTAAAATAATGGACGAGTTTGGTGATATTGTAGACAGCATCTACAAAACATATTTCACCAAATTCTGGGGACACGAAGACTTCGAGGAAGTAAAAACAAAAAAGAATAGTTTTAAATATAATCAAGACGTGTTTGATTATCTCACGGACCACGGATACAAATACGATTTGTTACACCGTACATACACAGATCCACATGGTAATCCGGTCCTGAATCCTGAATATGTTTACCTGAATTTGAAAAACAAAGACATTGTTCCCTGGGAGAACCCGGATGAAAAAAAATAATTACTGCCGCATGACAAAATGGTTTCACCCGTTTGAAATTTTGTTACGCCGCTATTACGGGGAATACGATGGCTGCAGTTACGGACTGGATCTAGATCTGCGCACCACAATCACATATCACACTTATGAGTATGGGAAAGTTTTCACCATACGCATTCTGGGATTTGGTTTCGAAATTTCGTTTCTAGAGCTCTGAAGAAATCTGTTGACGCTTGGTGCCCAGATGTTACAAAGGTACCATGCCAAGACCATGTAATCGTTGTCGTTTTAAACCGAAGCCCAAAGCTGTTTTTAAGATTATCCGAACTAAGAAAATCAAAAAAATGATTTGAAAAAGGATAACTATTTATGTGGAAAATTTTACAGACAAAGAAAAAGATTTGTTGATCCACATTGGTTATTTGGTTCTGGATGATTCGCGTTTGAGTTCTATTGTGTTTCGGGAATTGCTTGATATATTCGACATTGAAGCAGATAGTGCATCAGATACTTTGTTGGAAAAGCTGACAGATTTGGTTTGAGCCACTTGATTTCTTTTAGCCATACTTTAACATCAGTTTAGTTCTTTCTCCTGTTCAATCACCTGTGGTGGTTGGCTCAGAATGTGTTGTTCATGTTGAGGGTCGTGTTTGTTTCCCGAAACAGAGTCAGACAATGTCTGGCAGGAGAAGGAACTATTTTTATAAAATATAATCTTGACATTTTGGAAATAATTCGGCAACCTGCTCGCATGAAAATGATGCATGCAAAACAAATAAGAGTAGTCGATGATCCAGCAGGGCTGTTGCTTAAAGCAATCCTTGAGCAAGCTGTGGTGGATATAGTTCAACCCAATCAGTATGTGGATAAAGAAGCACATACCACAGCCAAGAAACTCATCAGCAGTTGCGTGTTGGATGAGCTTATTGAAAGCAGTGGACTGGAACTCAATGCCCATGTAGTTCGCCAGCGTCTTAAAATCCCAAGGGATAAGACCAGCGATTACTATTATGGTGTAGGAATGAATTAAACATGAAGATCAATAATATAGAAATATCTGCAAAGCATTTTGGTTATGATGGATGTCACAAAATCTATCTGATTGAAACGGAGGAACAACGAAGGGAAGCCCAATCAAGTGAGTATGAAGTACTTCATATCTCAAAATTGAAGAAGACTTTTGAGAATAGTTGTGGTCTTCGGTTCATAAGCAGTTGGGATCTTAGCAAACCCAACATTGTAGATCAATGTGAAGAAGCGGAGTTCACTTCATGAGGGCTGGAAGATACAGCGTATTCGAAAAGCTTTATCAACCAGTAACAAAGCAGGATGGAAGCATGTTGTTTGAAACATATGGATATGATCTAGAGGAGGTGATTAATACAAACTATAATCACATATGGACACTACTAGATTGTGATGGCAAGTTGAGAATCGGTGCAGGTTATCATATTGTTAACCGAATGAACTACATCATCACAAAGCATCCTTGGAGTAGCAACGAGTTGTGCTTCAGTTATTAACTTCCCACCAAGGATAGTATCAAAATAATTTGCGGTCTGACCAAAAATTCAACTTGCCGGTCTATTAGAAAAGGTTGCCCTTGATGCATGTGTTTATATATTATTTTCTAAAACGTATGAACACTTCATAAATGAAAAATATTCCAAACAACAATAGTGATGTTGGAATAATAAAAGTGAATATAATTCCCAGAACTGCAGATATGATTGTATTAATCATTGGGAGGATTTATTAATGGATTTATACTTTCCAGAAACTTGCTGATCTTTTCCATTTCTTCTGGTGTCACTTCATCATCTTTGTCGCCTTTGTCCACATTCATACTGCCCAAATAAAACTTATTCTCTGGCAATTCATCATGATCGGGCAAGTCCCACGGATTGTTGTCCATGAAACAACTCTATCATGGCCGAGAGAGTTATCAATATTTTGCAAAAAACAAGACAAGTAATGTGAAAAGAGTAATACCGAAAACCAATTCAATCATTTTTCGTGTTCACTACGATTCATGATTACACCAATTGCCACACTAACAAAAGCACTGGCCAAGTAACCCGCCAATGCATATCCAATAATACTCATTAGCATATAAGATTATTTATCCTTTCTTTTTTCCAAATAACATATTTTAACAAAATGTAAAGAAAAAAAGTTGATGAAAACTTTTTATTATATGCTTGACATTTTGCAAATAATCTATCCTGGTCGAAAAAGATTTTGAAAATAAATCTTGCTATTTTGAAAAAAATCCACTACAAAGAAAACATGAGAAAGAAAAAACAAGTTGCAACAGTCGAGTTACCCGAACCGCAGGAATCCGCAGAACGTAAAATGCTTTTTGATTTCCTCAAAGCATTAGGAATCCAAGTGTTGAAGGTTCATTATAGTGGTAGCGGAGATAGTGGTCAGACTGATGATATGACCACCATACCTGATAAGCTACATAAATTGTTGGATGAACAATTAAATGAGAAAGAAACATTACGCAGTTATCTTGATACCTTCACTTGGGAAAAGATTGAAGATGAAGAAAGTGGTTTCTACAACAATGAAGGTGGATATGGTGAAATCATATTTGATGTGGCTGAACGCACCATCAAAATGGAACATAACAACTATATTCAAGAAACTGTATATAGCGAACACGAACTATAAAGGAGAATACAATGGCTCATCCTTATCATCATTCAGTAAGTAGTGTAAGAAAATACGGGGGCAAACCCGAAGATTATCAAGCCATCCATGATTGGTTTGATGAAAGCAAAAAGATGTATGCGGATTTTCGTCATCGTGCCTTGCGTCATCATGCCGAAGGAATCTTCACTTGCGAAAGAATCTTTGGCACGACAATTACCAATAGCGATGGTCGCAAAGTGCCAGTCCGATTCATTGGCGAACAGCATGTGCTGGAAGATATGGGACGCATACCAACTATCCAAGATTGGTTCTGCCATATCAAACCCGAAAGATGGATGGGTCAACCTCCAACCAAGCTGGAAAAAGAATTGGAAAAAAAGGTTTGACATTTTGGAAATAATTAGGTAGTGTCGATCAAGATCAAAGCAAAGGAAAGCAAAGGGCAGAGGCGATAGCCAAACCCAAGCAGACCAAAGCAGAGAACAGAAAGAAGGTAGAAGATGGCTAATGTGATGAATCAGATTGGGGTGGATGTTCCTCCTCAAATGCCCATTATTCCTCATAACGAGGAGAACCTGTCCAGCGTGGAACTGCTGGCTCTTGTGAAAGGTAGCACAAGGGAGTTGAGTGACCATATCAATGATTTGGTGCCAGCAGGAAACTATAACATTGATTTTACCCTGCGTGTGCAGGGTGGGATTCGCAAAGGAAATCCGCAGGAACAGATGGTGGTGGCGGAAATCCCTTGGGCTAGCATCGTGTATCAGCTCGCCCAAGAAGTCAGTCCCAAAGCTCTTACACGGGCTATTGGACGGGCTATGGACGAAGACCAAAGCAAGGTCAAAAACTTCAAGTCGGATTGCGAACAGATCGTGTCCGATTTGAAAGGAAGAACGAAGAGGGTGATTCGTGGCAAGGTGACCACGGCATTGACCTTCACTAAAGTTTAACCTCGGAGGCACGACACGAGATGGGGGGAAGTTACTAACCCCCATTTCATATAATATAAAATGAAATATGTGTTGTTTGATTGCGGGGAAACGGATTGTGTCATTGTCACAGAACATGGTGGAGTGGCATGTGCCTATCATAATGGTGACCATATAGTATCAGAATATTATCAAGAAAGTTTATGCAAAGATGACCTGGAAGGGGATAGGGATATCTGGGAGATTCTGGGCGAAGGAAAATTATATAGCAACGATTGGGTTGATAGTGAAGAATCAGATACATATTATCCACTCAAAACAAAAATTGATGATGAAGTGGTGAAAGATTTGCGAGAGTGGTTGGTTCCTGAAAATGATGAAGGATTCACTGAATATCGAATGAAGTGGGATGATGATTATACTTTCCTAAAAACATTTATAAAATGATGCTTGACATTTTGATAATAATTCTCTAGGACAAATCTATGCCAAATCATACAACAAATCTACTAACCATCGTGGGCGAAAAACATATCCAAGGATTATTGCGTCCTTTCCTTTCAACTGAAAACACAACAAGTGAGAAGGACGGATTGGTGATGATAACAGAGAATGAAGAGGATTTGCAAAACAGCATCTTTTTGGATTTGAACAAGATTGTTCCTATGCCCAAATATATTTTGGAAACATCAAAGTTTAGTGATGTGGGTTTTCTTATGACGAAACGCACAGCACAGGAACGAAAGAAAATTGATATTAAACAAAAGAAATTATCAGACAAGTGCAAGAAGCTTTATGGTGTGACTGGATGGTATGACTGGAGTGTGAAATACTGGGGAACCAAATGGAACACTTATGAAACACGCTGGGGTGGCGTTGACAAAGATGATAACGAGCAGTTGTTTTTCCAAACAGCGTGGAGTCCACCCGAACCCGCATTACAGAAATTATCAGTAAAACTGAATAAGATTGTTCGGCTCACTTATATGGATGAGGGATATGGATTCTTTGGCACTTACCATTTTTATCCAAATGGTAAAGTTGATGATGAATGTTATACCGAACACAAAGATGTTCCTGATGAACTTTGTGAAGAATTGGGTATCAATACATATGAAGAGGATAAAAGAGAAAATGATGAGGCAGATGAAGATTCTCGGATGTGTAGGGAGAATGCATAATAGCCCGAAAGGGATATGCCCCTTTTTTTCTTGACATTTTGGAAATAATTCCATAGAAAGGAAGCATGAAAAAACTACTACTCTGTTTGTTGTTGCCTGCATCAATCCAAGCCCAAGGAATGATTAACCTGCAAAGCGGAAGCGGAACTCCTACCGATATGGTGGTGGGAGGATTGTTGGGAGCATTGATTGCACCTATGATTAGCAAAGGAAGCGATGCCAAGCTGGTCGGAGGATTGTTGGGGGCGATGGCAGGTGGAGCATATGCTACTGCCCAAGCCCAACAAGGTCAGATGGTGGATACAAAGATGCAACAACAGCAAATGGCATATCATCAGCAAATGATGCAACAGCAGATGGCGTATCAACAACAGATGGCAAGCATGAATACAGCAAGTGGCATGGATTATAAAACCCAACCCAAACTGGGAATCAAAAAGGGCAAGATGATTCAGTCTCCTTACAGCCGTTTCACCTTTGACCCTGCCAGCATGAACATGGATAGCGGAGAAGTTATATTTGACCCTATTTGTGGCAAACCCATCAAGATTCCATGAGACTATTAAAATATATAATCTTTTCATCACTTGCCTTATCCCTTCATTTAAGGGCAGACACGGAGTTGTTTAGTTGGGATGGTGAAGCATTAAACGATGTGGTGGTGGGCATGGTAGTAGGTAGCGTGTGCGGAGGCGGTGGAGGAATGTGGGCAGTTACCATGGTTGGAGGTGGAGCATTGGGTTATCTTATAGGAGCACCAGATAGGCAAAGTGAAAAGGAGATAAGGAATAATCCAAAGAATAATATGGTTGTCGATACCAAACATCCTTTTAAAAAGAATTGACATTTGCGAAATAATTCAGTAGAACAATTTTATGAAAAATAAATGCGATGAACCAGTAAAAGAATCAAAGCAGTTTCAATTTGAACATGAAGGACGAGTGCATAATGCATATGTCAGATACTACGGGGACGGAGATATGGATGTTGAGATTACCGACAATAATCCTAGCGATAAAGCTTATGACCATGCTTGGAATGTTGCAGAGTCCCTAGGAATAATTTAAATAAAGCTGGACATTTGTAAAATAATTGGGTAGAACAATTTTATGAAAAATAAATTGGATACTTTCATGGACAAGTTGGACAACCCGCTTTTCACCACTATTCGTGGCGAAGATGTGGAACTTATGGCAAAAGAATACGAGGAGGACAAATGAATAACGAAAGACGAATTATTATTGAAGAAGTGGCAAGGATTGCCCTTGAGGATATGGACTATCGAAATTACTTGGCACACGAACTTGACCTATCAGATGCTGAAATGGAAACAACCTATCAAGAACTTTGCAGTCACTTAAACAAGGAGTAATAATGAAAACAAATCATAAAGGTTACGAAATACTGATTGAACAGGATGAGCATCCAGTTAATCCAAGGGAGGATGGTACTAACCTAGGAAATATGCTTTGCAAGCATAGAAGATACAGCTTGGGTGATGAGAACAACATAAGCATCCAGCAAATATATCATGATGTGTTGGACATGTTGAATGGAAAAAAGAAAGATGTGGTCGCCCTTCCGCTTTATCTTTATGACCATAGCGGTATTACCATGAATACCACTGGGTTTAGTTGCCCTTGGGATAGTGGATTGGTCGGATGCATCTATGCTGATTATGACAGAATCCGCAGTTGGTATGGTGTGAAAAAGGTAACTAAAAACTTAATTGAAAAGGTAAAGGATATGTTTCGCAGCGAAGTGAAAGTGTATGACGATTATATTAGTGGAAATGTGTATACATACACAATACTAAAAGATAATGAAGAGATGGATAGTTGCGGAGGTTATCCTTATGAGGATGCATTGAATGAAGCAAAAGCAATCGTGGACAACATGGCAAGCCATAAAAAGATGGTAACAGCATGATGCTGGGTTGTGTGGGAAAAGATAATTGGGTGCTTTTGGATGGATATGAAGCAGGGTTTCTGAACATGCATGGAGACTATGTAACCTTTGAATATAAAGGTAAAGTATATGTGAGCCATGTTCGTTATAGTTATCGGAGATTATAATGACCTACGGCGAGTGGCATAAGATTATGATGGAACAGATTGCAAATGAGAATCTGATGGAATTATTGGGTAAAATAGAAAGACTGGAGAATAAAACTAATGAAAAAGAAAAACAACATAGTACGAATTGAAATCAACCGAGGCATGGCAGAACTTGTTTCCAAGCCAGCCGGAGTTGTTGTAGAGATTGTAGACTTTGATATAGGAGAGGATCATCTTGAAAC